GCCCAGATAAAAGACTTTATCATGCTGGGCAATACCTACACCTCGGCGGATGGGGCGGTAGCGAACAGAGTCCATTGGTCAGCGATAAACGATCCCACTGACTGGCCTACCATTGGAAGCGCAGACGCTGCGAGTAAACAGAGTGATAGGCAGGATATACCGTCGGGTGGCTGGGTTCAGGCGATTGCGGGGGCTGTAGGCGGTACGGACGGGGTTATCTTTATGGACAACGCCGTATATCGCGTTGTGTTCACTGGCCCGCCAACGGTGTTTGATTTCTTTGAAGTTGAAAGAGCCAGGGGAACAATAGCTCCGAGAAGTGTCGTAAATATCGGCGATGCGTGTTTCTATCTCAGTCGGGACGGCTTTTTCCAGTTTAACGGTCAGGATTCCATACCGATAGGAGATCAGAAAGTAGATAAGACGTTCTTCGGCAGATATACGCAGGACTATCCTCATTTAATATGGGGGAGCGCTGATCCTATTAATAAAGTGGTAATGTGGACTTTCCCTGCCGGTTCAACGTCAAACGCGACCCAGGCGCTTATATACAACTGGAGCCTCAACGAATGGTCTGAGGCGGTATTTAATTCGCAGGTATTATTCACAGATTTAACACAAGGGCATACTTTAGAATCCCTGGACGATGTAGACGAACAGCTTGACGATCTTCCCTATAGTTTGGATTCAAGGATTTGGACGGGGGGCAAGGAAGTGTTAGCCGTCTTTGACACCGATACGAAAAACGCCACATTCTCAGGGAATAACCTGGCTGCGGTTCTGGAATCACAGGAAATCGGCGGGGGTGAGAGAGTTCTGATAGACGGTGTTAGACCGTATGTTGATGTTAGTAATACGGCGCACTTGACTGTTGCATTAAAGACACGCGACGATGTAGGCGCTTCTATAACGACGGGGACGGCTTCGAGTATAGACGCAGACGGGCAGGCGCATTTCACCACGTCATCGAGATATGCAAGGGCGCAAGTTAATATAGCGACGAATGCGACGTGGACTCACGCACAGGGAGTAGACGCAGACATAACCGCTGACGGGACGGCGTAAATGGCTGATTATTTTACGACTAGAGCCAAAGCCCCGAATATACCTAAGGGGCAATTTTCGGCTGTTATGAGGCCGTTCACTGCGGCACAGGCGGCACAAAAACGATGGGGGTTTAAGGACTTTGATCCTGTTCCCGGCCTTCCATCAGGTCGTGGCACGTTCATGCCTGTGGGTTATACGCAAACCCCGCCTCCAGCGGCGAGTATTGAGAGCGAGTGGGCAACACCTGAGCTTTTAAAAGATTTCCTTATTATGATGGAAGGAACAAGGAAACCAATAGCTCCAGAAGAGGTGTTCAAGGGATTGATCGGGCCTACCGGCGGGCCACTTCTGGCTGGCGTCGCCAAGGCTGGAATAAAGGGGTCTGTTGATCCGTCAACTTTAAGGGTAAATGTGTTTCACGGCGGCCCACATAAATGGGCAGCGGAACCTAAATTCCCACAGGGACGCCCGCGCCTTGACAAGATAGGAACTGGCGAAGGCGCACAAGCCTATGGCCACGGGTTCTATAGTGCGGAAGCGCCTGGTGTAGCTTTAGATTATAAACGGGTGCTATCTGGTGACTGGTCAGACAAGACTCGTGTTGCAAACGCTATGTACGACGCCTTGAACCCGTTGCCTGATGGTGATGTTTTATTTAAAGGCAACAAATACAACAAAGATGATTTTATATCCGAAGCTGTCAAAAGTTTCGACAAACCCGACTGGTGGAACAACATCCCGCCTGGATTGCGTATTGCCACAGAAAAACGCCTTGAAGGACACGTTTACAAACTTGACATTCCCGATAAGGACATTGCCAAATATTTAGATTATGATGCCCCGCTGAGTAAGCAGCCAAAAGGTGTCCGGGAGAAGTTGGAAAAAGCAAATTTGTTGGATACTTTTAAATATGGCCTAGACCCCGAATGGAAAGACACTGTCCCTATTAAGGATATGGTAAATTTCTCTGATGCAGGGGCCACTGAGGCTCTCCGCAAGGCTGGCATCCCTGGCCTCAAATATTATGACCAGATGAGTCGTGGCAAAAGCGGAGGCAACCTGATTGACGTCTTCCAAGATAATGGCAAATGGTTTTCTAAAATAAAAGTATCTAATAGAGATGGAACTGATTACTTCACAACAAGTATGCCGTTTGACTCCAAAGATTTAGCTGAATCTTGGGCAAGAAAAGAAATAGGCAGCGGAACCCGCAATTATGTTACCTGGGATCAACGTGTTTTAAATCGGGCAAAAATATTAGATGAGTGAATTCCCCGGCATTACAGCTTCAACGGCTAATACAGGGTTATTCCTGAGGGACGCCCTTGAATGGTCACGAAGGGTCATGCAGGGGAAACTGAACAACGCAGCCCTGTGGACTCTGGCGGCGAATGCGGCAAGCACGACATTCACGGACGACAGGATAGGACTGGAGACAGCTTTACACTGGAGTCCAACCACGGCAAACGCCGCTGCGATAGTGGCGAGTATGTACGTTTCGGAAGTAAGCAGAACAAATGGTGAAGTAACAATCTCACATACGAATAACGCTAACACGGATAAGATATTCAGGATAACTTTTCATGGTTGATTATTTTACGCGAAGAGGATTGCCGCCATTACGCCGCAACGTAGGTGGCCCGACGTACGGATACCCCGTATGGGATCAACCTGACTTATTAGCGGGGACAGTAAGGTGGCCGGTGTCAGGGATAGGAGGGGTAGTCGGTTTGGAAACATTACATCCATTTACGATTGACTCCAAAGAAGGACTTGCCGGTCCGATAGTAGGTGGCTTCGGCCCTGGTGTTGATCCTGGGATTAGAAAAGACGATCAGTTGTTCCCAACGGCAATGGACTCAACGTGGGCTTTTAGTCAGAATCCTACCAAATCCGCTCCCTTACCACAAAAGCTAACACAGATTGCTGAGACGGAAGGAACTATGCCTGCCCCGCGGCAAACGCCGCTGCGATCACCTACGGCTCCTATTGATCCAAGATATTGGAGAAATCAAGATACAGGCCAAGTGATTGATATAGAAGGGGAAAGCGGGGGTGACCCAAGCCGTGGCCCTGCAATCCCTGGTAGTGGTTACCGCTATGCCGACAACGTTTTAAAGGGAGCGTGGAGCGGGCCATTTAGTGAGATGAGGGCGTTGTCTAGGGAAGGCGCTCCCGCCTCTGCCTATTTTGGGCCAGCGATGGCGGCGGCTGTGGGGAGCCAAATCCCCGGAGCTGGTCTTTTGGGCTTATTCTCTGCTGGTTTAAATAAATTAGGCGCTTATCACCAATTCAACCCGGCAACGGATTCAAACTTATTTGTTGACCCAGAAACAGGAAGAGCGACTTGGGGAACCACAGACCCAGGTGGCAGCGGTAGCCAGAGAGGCACTTTAAATCTTTATAATATGCTTCAGGATTATGGGGGCAGCTATCCAACCCGCCAAGTGCAGACCCCGCGTGGATATGCAAACGCTGGAGACTTAGCCCATATAATGGCGCAGGGAGACAGACCGCCTGAAGGATTATATACACAACAAACGCCTGTCGGGTATCAAGACTTTGGTGGGAATGTCACAAATCAAGAAGCATTAAATACTTATAATTTAACAGGGGCGGGTCCTATACTAAATGAAGCGGCAGCAATACTTGGCCCTGGTGCTGGATACAATGAAACCATAGACATGGCAGAAGCAATGGCAGAAGCTGTCGAACATGATATGTCTAACCAATCTGAAGATTATTGGGGCGGTTGGTAATAACGCAACTCTGGGGCGTTCAACAAAGCGAACTGGACGACGTTTGGCATGATGCTCTTCCCTTTATTCAGAGGGTTGTGGATAAAGGTTCGGACAAGACCGCCGAAGAAATCTACAAAGGATTGAAGGACAGGCGTTATCAGCTTTGGATAGCCTGGGACGAGCAGATCAGGGCGTGTTGTATAACTGAGACTATACACTACGAACCTGACGGGCTTCTGTGTACTATTGTTATGTGCGCGGGTGATAATTTAAGACGCTGGATCAAGCATATTAAGACAATCGAGGAATGGGCAGAATCCAAGGGCTGTTTCGCTATTGAGTTAGTGGGGCGAAAGGGCTGGGAGAAAATCCTTAAATATAA